CGCATAGAGGAACCCGACATGAATACCACCACTACCAAGATCGCCGGAGAGGCTATGACGGATGCACAGATCAAGACTGCGATGACGAAGGCAGGTATCGGCTTCTATGCCAACGGCGTCATTGCAGGCACACCGGATGATCTCTTTTCAGCGATCCGCGCCCTGCTTGCAAGCCAGGCTGCCGTGCTGCAAAAGCCATACGGTTGGGTGGGCGCAGGCAACTACTGGACGGCTGACGAGTTGACCGCAAAGCAAGTCATCATCCGCACGGATACGCCAATGGTGCCGGTCTACGTCGCCACCACCGCTCCCGCGCAATCGTGCGGTGACGCCGAGCAAGCAGACGAGACAGTGATGGATGATGCGCAAGACGCTGTTCGGTATCGGTGGCTTCGCGATCCAAAAAACGATGTTGCAAAAGTGATCGACAAAGTATCCGGCGAAATGCCATACGACGAAGGAACTCGGACAGGCGGCTATCTGATGTATGAATACCGCTCTGGCGAAGAATTGGATTCCGCCATCGACGCCGCTCGCGCAAAGGACAGCAAATGAACACGACATCAGACGAGATCAAGATAGCGCGCCGGTTCAGTCGGGACACGGACGGCGAATGGATCATCAAGTGCGGCCACTGCAAGCGAATCATGGGCATCGAGGCAGGCGACGACGACGGGACGCCGCGCGGTGAGCAGTATCAGGACCGTCAATGCAGCGGTTGGACGGAAGTCGATTTCGATGCAAGTTTCGTGAGGACGCTATGACCACGACAAATCACACTTCGCCGAGCGGTGAGGACGCTGCAAATGGGGCGATTGGGGAGCGGGAAGCATTTGAGCGTGAACTGGTGAAGCGCATACCGGGCGCGCAGCTTCAACTGCGGGACGCCGACGATGAATTCCGACCCGGAGAATACGAACACGCTACGCATGAGTTCGCATGGCGCATGTGGCAAGCCCGCGCCGCTCTCACCGCCGAAAAGGTGGCAGCGGAGCCGGTGGCGTATTACACCGATTGGCCCGGCCACCGAGTGTATGCCGACAAGCCGCATGGGTTCGATGAGCCTGGATTGCACCTGTCAGGAGATTCAATTGATGACCACTGGCATCCTCTCTACGCCGCCCCACAACAGCCCGCGCAATCTGCCGAGCCGAAAAAATACCAATACGCACAGCCGGGATCACCCGAGTTCGACGGCGCGGAAGCATATCAGGCGCATCTTGAAGCGCAATTTGCCGAGCAGGATGAGCCGGTGGATTTCGTCTTTCCGCCGATGCCGCCCGCTATCGTCATGCACGACAAAGTAGGCCCGCTGTTTGATCGCCTGTCGATGCAGTTCTACGCATCCAAATGTATGAGCATCTCCGCCCTGCAACCAGCACAGACACAGGTGGCGCTGACGAAGGAAATAATTGGCGCGGCGTGGCGAGAATGCGGCGCCCGGTCAAATTCGCCGCCAGATTGGGCCTTGCAATTCGCGCAGAACATCGCCAGCGCCCTCGCCAAGGAGACAAATAATGGTTGAAGACCTGATTAAGCGGCTGAGGCGATGGGCAAACTTCGGCTATGGGGTGAATGCGTCGAAATGCATGATCGAGGCTTGCGATGCCCTTGAAGCGTCCAACGCTGCCATGAACCAGGCGAACGGTGCCATCGAAGCAGCGAACGCCCGAATCGCAGAATTCGAAGCCACCCGCATCGCCTACGCCAGCGAGTTTGCACCAGACGCAGAAGGCCTGCCCGATGTCGGCAGCATCCACTCGAACATTCGCGCGCTCAAGTCCCGCCTAACCGCCCTTGAGTCGGAGCGCGACGCTCTACTCGCGGCAGCAGGGAAAGAGGCGGTGCCTGCTGGCTGGAAGCTCGTTCCGGTTGAGCCGACGCGCGCAATGTGCCTAGCGGCGAAAGAGCGTCGCGAGAATTACCCGATCAAAGACGATGCCGACAGCCCCGTCGTAACGTACCGCGCGATGCTTGCTGCCGCCCCCACCGCCGCTCTTGAGAATGGAGACGGGCGGGATGCGTGGATCAGCGTCGATGAGCGGATGCCGGATGAAGATTCGGTCGTGCTAGTCAGCGCGTGGGAGTACGGCAAGCCTGATGGCAAGCGTTTCACATTGGTTGCTCGCCGCTCGGGTTCGCTATTTCTCAACGAAGAAACCGGCGATGACCTTTACACGCCGACGCACTGGCAGCCACTACCCGCACCGCCGGCCGCCCTGTCTCAGAAAGCGGGAGAGCAGCAGTAAATGGCAGACGCAGCACAACGCATGGTTGAAACCACGAAGAACGCATGGGGTGTGAAATGAGCGAAATCGAGATTGCAGAGAAAGTCGTTGAACTGCTGGACAAGCGCATGCGCCAGCAGGTGCCTATCGAGCACATTCTGTGGTCAACCAAAGAGATCGGGGAATACCTACAAAGGCCGGTGCAGGTCGTGAGGGATCGCGTGGTGTGCGTGCCGGGCTTCCCGAAGGCGATCCGCCTGCCGAACGCTGGTGGATTGGGGAATGCTCACCCGCGCTGGAAGGCATCGGAGGTAATCGCCTGGGTCGAGTCGTTCCAGGATGGCAAGACCGGGCGCCCGCGGAAATCGGTCTAGCCAAGGCGAGCCGCAATGTCTGCGGCCGTCTCATTGTAGTAAGTCAGAAGTTCGTTCAAATCTGTATGCCCCGTCATTCTTGCAAGGTCGAGCGGCTGGAGCTTTTTAGCCAGCCGCGTGATCGCCTCATGGCGGGTGTCATGGAACGTCAGACGATCCTCTTTGGGGACCTTGGCAAATACCTTGTCGCGCGCCCTTCTAAAAATAGTATCGCGGCTCTTGTCAGATAAGTTGAACAATGGCTTGCCCTCATCGACGGGCGGCAACATCGCCAATAACTCAACGGCGCGCTTAGACAGCGGGACATTCCTGGCTGCCCCATTCTTCGTTAGCGGCAAATACGCGACTCTATTATCGAGATCTACGGTCCTGCTAGTAAGGCCGAGAATCTCTCCCGATCGCATGGCAGTTTCGATGGCGAATAGAAATGCCACTGCTATTCTCTGGGATGCCAGACCGACAGGTAATCCCTCCTGAAACCGAAGGGCCAGCGTCATAGATTCGATTTCTTTAGGGGAAATCAGTCGGTCGCGAGGTGGGGAATCTGCTGGGCGTTTTACCCCCTTCATGGGATTCGATGTAATCCATCCCCATTCCTTATGGGCCACGTCCAACGCGTGAGACAGTAGCGACATCTCTCGGGATACAGATGACCCCGTCACCTCACGTAAGCGCATGTCTCGCCATGCCGCGATATGAGTAGGCCGCAGATCGGCCAGCCTGATTTTGGCAAACGGGCGCCCCTCGATTTCCTTTTTACCGATCAGGTCTAGACGAAAACGCTCCCATCGCTCTCCGCGCTTGGTCGTGCTGACCTTGTCCCGGTATGCATTCAACACATCCCCTACCGTATGCGTCTTGCTCCCGGCACCACTTGTGATCGATCGGAGTTCGGTCTCACGCTTGAGCGCCCACTGTTGGGCTGCCGCTTTCGTGTCGAACGTCGCGGAATCGCGCGTACCCTTCACATAAATTTCAGCCCGCCATCCCGTGGCCGTTTTTCTGAACGACGCCATCTCGCGTAATCTCCAGCGTAATTTTCGCGTAGTGAGGCGTAGTTTACTGTGGTTTCGTGTTGCGTGGGCGTAATTCTTCTTTCTTCAGACAGGGCGCCTAAACCCTTGTAAACACGCGGCTTGTTGTATATATTTGTGCCGTGTGGAGATGAAGTGTGGTGCGAGGGAGGGGACTCGAACGCATAGACAGATTAAGGCGCTCAAGAGGTTTAGCGAAGTTGGCGCGTAGGTCTACGGAAAATCTCCCACAAGAAACCGGCAACCCTGCCGATAACCAATAATCTCACCGGGAGATTCACCATGCGCAAGATTATCATCGCTGTGGCAGCACTCACCTTTTCCGCCGCTTCGTTCGCTTCGTCCATGAGCGCCAATGCAGGGCATCACGGAGGCGGAAACAATGGAGCAATGGGCGCCGCGGCTGGCGCATTCGGCGGCGGAAGTTCGGCGGCCGGTTCTGCTGGATCGGGTCAGTCAGGTATGGGCGGCTCGTACTGGTCGCCGAACCTCAATGCCGATCCGGTTGACGCTTACCAGCCGTGGCCGCAGTCCGAAATGCGCAAATACCAGCGCCCTTAATTCTGGGCTGGTGTGGACTGGGCCAGCAACTCCGTCTTACGGTCGCTAGATTGGCTGCTGCCAAAGTAGTAGGCAACCACCGCCGACCACGATGCCCCGAGCGCGCCGAGCATCAGCATGAGGGCATCATGCGCCTCCTTCTGGATCGGGTAGAACATCATCAGCCCGAGGCAGCCGAAGAAGCCGAGCGTGACGAAGATAGCCAGAAACGGCGCCGTCACGCTTTTGGTGCTGATCTGCATCGCGCGCGCGCTGGCCCGGTCCTCGACTGCGAGGGAGGCCAGGGTTTCGGTGTTCTTGAAACCGGCTTGCGCCATGGCGAGCGCATAATCCTGATCAGCCTTTCTCATGGCCGCCAGTTGTTCTGGCGTCGCGCCGCTGATCGCCGCGGCGAGAGTCGATTGACGGTCATCGGTCGATGCATCAGGTTTGGCAGTGATGCCGAACACGCTTTCCAGTGCCGTTACAGCGCCGCCGGCAAGCGGGCCGCCGAGAACCGTTGCGATCGTCGGCGCGAGCGTCTTGACGACGTTCAATGCGGATGTCCATGCGCTCATGCTGCGCTCCTTTCGCTCAGTGCGTCCTTGGCAAGCGCGAGCAGCGCAAGCCGGTCTGCATAGCCGTTCATGCCGCCATTGATCCGACGGGTAATCGTTGCAAAGTTGCCCGCGTCGGCGAGGTCGTTCAGGCCATGCACGTTCCAGAACCAGGCGGCCGACAGCGCTGCATTCGACGGCTGCTCAAGCAGTTCAGGCGACGACACGAAGTCAATGCCCAGGGCGTCGCTCGCTTTCTGGTAGTTCGCGCGGCCGGTGATCTGGATCAAGCCTCGCCCCATGAACCGCTTCCCGTCTCCCGGTTCTGTATTGCCGAGGTCTTTGCGGCCTTCGTAACCGGCCTGTGCGGGCGTTGGTCCCCACAGTTCACGCACATAGACGAGCCGCCCGCTTTCGTGCCCGATCTGCGCGAGGAACGCCGCCTGCCGCGCGTCGCTGTCGATCGCCCATAACGCCATTGCCGCGCTGATGGGATCGGCCCATGCCTGCGTTCTCGATACCGGAATGCCGAGCGCCGCGGCTAGCGTCTCGGGAGTCACTTTTGCCCCCGATACCGGCTGATCGAGATATAGGTCTGCACGACGCTGTAGACCGTCGATGCGAGCAGAGCAAGCCCCGATAGCGTGATGCTGTCGATGGCGTGTCCAACGAAAACCCCGAGCCATGCCGGTGCGGTTTTGGCTACCGCAATGAGTTGTTCTTTGTAATGTTCCATGGGTTCAGTCCGGGATCGTGGCATTTTTTCCATCATCCGCATCAATCGACTTGAGGCAGTGATCCTTCTGGAAGATGTTCAGGAACTTGCAGAGCACGCAGGCCCATACCTTCCCTTCCTTCACCCCTTTGCCTGCTCGGCTGCTCAGGGTTTCATCGCTTGCGCCGCCGGCCGCGACATTGAGGGCTCTGTCCAGTAACAGAAGCCAGTTCATCGTGTACCGCAGTAGAAAGTTGAGCATCGCCGTTCCCCGTTATGCGTATTCTTCGATAATGAAACCGCCTGTATTGCCCGCTATGCCGGCTGCTGCCGACTGGTTCTGAAGCACCGTTGCACCGATCCCGCCCTGGCCGAGCGAGCCGAGCGGAGTCTGCCCACCGTAGCCGCCGATGCCGTTACCCGATCCGCCGATCCCCACCTGTCCGACCTGACCTTGACCCGATACAAGGAACGTCCCTGTTCCAGATGGCGCCGCCGCCGGCCCTCCAGGCGCTGCGAATACGGCGCTCGTCGATGCCAGTCCGCTCGTGCCGCCGGGGCCGCCAGGAAGCACCAGAAGCGAGCCGAAGGAACACTGTTGCCCCGCTCCGCCGGTCCCGCCAGTTACGCCCGTCCCTGCAGCGCCGACCGTCACCGTCTGCGAAGCGAGCCCCGAAGCAATCCAGATTTCGCCGTATGCACCGGACGATCCGCCGGCGCCGCCTGCGGTCTGTCCTGATGCTGTCGCACCACCGCCGCCCCCGGCGCCGCCGCTGCCTGCCCCGCGCACGCGCGCAGCAGTTGCTCCGGGCGTCGGCGTATAAGTCCCGCTCGCCGTGATCTTCTGGATATTCAGCAGAGCGCCGCGGCCACCGGTCGAGCCCGAGACCTGAAAATTCGTGCCGTCATAGGTGACCTCGACAATCTGGCCCGGCCGTATATCGCCGACCGCGAGCGAAGTCGATCCGAATTTCGTGATGCTGACCGCGCCGAGTCCGTTGACATTGAGCGTGACGGCTGCGGTCGTGTTCGCGCCGGCTGAAATGAAGCGGAACCGCTGACCGCGCGCATAGGCGGCTGGCGCGATGTTGGTCGCCCCTGTGATCGTGTCAGTTCCTGATACCGTTCCGAGCCATGTCGGCGTACCATTCTGGAAGTCCTGCACAGAGATAGGCTGCTTCTGGGCGCTCGCATTCGCCATGTTCGTGAGCGTGAAGCCGCCCATTTGTAGGTTCGCGGCGACCTGTTGCTGGCCGTCTTTCGTCAGGCAGATGGAGAGCGCTGCAGCGATGTCCGCATCCTGACCTTGCATGCGCGACGAACTGATGTTCAGGCCATTCGCTGCGTCGGCTTGCCAGTTATATGGCAACGAGTACGAACCGCTTCCGTTAAAAGGCATCTCAGACCCCTATGCAAAATTCGATAACGGCGCTCGCGCCAATGATGTGTGTCGCCATTTACGTGATCCTGAAGTCATCGGTTTCCGCCTGGCGTTCGTGGCGCCTGCTGCAACAGCAACGCCCCCAGGGCGTTCTGCGTCGCGGAATTAACCGGCTGTTGCGCCGCATCTGAAAGACGTGCTGCCAGCGCCCGATTCACGAGCGCGCGGTTCTGCGCGTTCTCGATCAGGCCGCCGACATACGGAATCTTCTTCACCCCCGAGCCGACGAGCGAACCCAAGGCGGAAGCCGTGTTGGACGTGTTCACCGGCGCTGACGACGGGAAGGCATTCATATACGAACCCACGCGGCCGATTGCATTGAGCTGCGCGAGTTCGTCGGGCGTATAGAACGCCGCGAGCTTCGACGGGCCGAATGCCTGCATCTGCTGCGCATACCCAGACGGCTTGAATGGCGCATCGCCAGCGACGTTATTACCGAACCCCTTCAGCGCGAGCTGCGCGCCGATCTGACTGCGCGCCTCATTAAAGGCGCCCGGGTCTTGCGACTTCAGGAGATTCGCCAGCGCACTCACCTGATCCGTTTTCCCACCGATGAGATATCGGCGAACGAAGTCGTCAGGATTGATGCTGTCGGTCGCTGCAGCTTCAAGAGCGGGAATCTGATCCTGCAAGGCGAAGCGTTGCGCAGCGAGCGCGCGCGCCGGCGCATAGACGCCGCCCTTGTCGTCAGCCGAGAGAATCGCGTTCTTGACGCTGTTGCGCAGCGTGCCGAGCGCGGCGTTCGTCGCCGGGTCGTTGCTCTGGTTCGCGTTGATGACCTTCAGCAGATTCTCAGCGTTCTCAATCGAAAACGTCTTTTGCTGAGTCCCGCCCATCAGCCCGAGCTGGTTGAAATTGTTTCGGACACCGCTCGGAACCTTGTCGCCGAAGTCGTTCAGCACCTGCGCATAGTCCTGCGCGAGGCCCGTAAGCGGAACGTCCAGATTCTTGCCGCTCGATGCGCGCGCCGCGACGTAGGCGTCGCTCACCTGCTGCGACATCTGGTTGTCGATTGCCTTCAGCGAGCCCTTGATTGCAGAGCCAGCCTGATACGTGTCCGACGGGTTGCCAGCCAGCCCATAGAGCGCCTGCTGAAGCTGCGTGTTCTGCTGGTTGAACCGGTTCGCCAGAGGCTCGCCGACACCGCTGACGCCGCGCATGTTCAATTCCTGCGCGAACTGCGTCGGATCGCGCGTGATCTGGCCGAGCGTCGGCTGAATGCCCAGCGCCTGGAAGTCCTGATTACGAAGCGCGGCAGCAGGACTCAGACCGGGATTCTGCTGGATCGCGGCGGCAACCTGCTGTTTCGTCGGCGACATCATCGCGCCGGGATTGTTCGGATCGATCGGCCCGGTCATGGATGCTTCGGGCGCATAGGACAAACGCGCTTGCGGGCCAAGTTCGTTGACGACCTGATCAACGCCGGAATCAGCCAGCGACGCCGCGGCGGCCGGCGTTACATTGGGCGCCATCATCGCGCGCGGCGCGAGCGCGCGAGCGCCAGCCGTTGCAACGGAACCCGCACCGACGCCCGCAGCACCCCCGAGAAGAGCAGCGCCGATCTGATAGCCCGGGCCGAGTCCGAGTTCTCGCGCTGATCCTGAGCCAGCGCCTGCACCGGCAGAGCCGAGAATCTGCGCGCCGGGCGTTGCCTGTAATCCCTGCCCTACCGCCTGCGCGACTGGCGACGCAGCACCGGCCAGCATCTTGCCGATGCCGACGGATGGAGCGACGCCTGCCATTGCGCTTGCGGCGTCCTGAACAACCCTCTCAGTTCCGTTCTGCGGTTGCGGCAGCCCAATGCTGTTTTCGAGATCCTGAACGGACTGGGAGACGGGCGCCAGGTGCGTGCCGAACACCTTATTTATGCCCGCATTGAGCGCATCGCCAGCCATCGCCGGCAAGGACGTGACACCGGTGATGCCCGCGCGCGCCGTGAGCCCCAACTGATGCGCAAGTTGCCCGGCAGCGGAGGGTTTTGCCGCGGCTCCCGTGCCGCCCGCTGCCGACGCCGGGACTGGTGCTGCTGCGTCAGCGAGGAATTGCGCCGCAAGCCCGGTTGCAGCCGGCGCAGACGCAGCGCCAGCGCTCGCCGGCGCAGCGCCCGCATCAGCCAGAAACTGTGCGGCGAGATCTGTCATTGCAGCGCTCCCAGCTTTTGCAGCGTCTGTATCTTGTTGACGATCGCCGGGTCCTGCTGCATGAGGTTTTTAGCGAACGCCGCGCGCGCGGTCGGGTCTTTGATGTTCGCGTACTGGAAGATGCGCGGATCGGCGTTCTGGTCGAACTGCACTTCGGTATTGTTGTATGCCTGCGCATCGCCCTTATTGCGCAGCGGCGCGAGCAGGCGTGTTTTTGCCTGAACCATCTGGCTTGCGCCCTGAAGATTGTCGGCCGCTTCGTTGATCGCCTGCGGCGTCATGTGCGAATTCGGATAGGCCGATTGCAGGATCGATCGAGCGGCGTCCGTGCCCATGCCGCCAGCGCTCAGGCGTGCGGTAATCTGGTTCGAATACTTGTTCAGCAGATCGTTTGCCGTGACTGCATCGGTTGCCTTCTCGCTGCCGGCGAGCGACAGCAAGCCATTCACATAATTCAGTCGATCCGACTGCGGGCCGACCGCGGCTTTCGCAGCCAGTGTCTTGATGTTTTGCAGGTTCGAAATGACGCCCTGCGCCTGCTGATTCGCTGCGCTCAGATCGGTCCACTTCTTCGAGAGTTCGTCCTGAAGATTGCCGGCGCCTCTCTCTGCGCTTATAGCGGCACCGAGCGGGGGCGCAGCAGCGGGTGCACCGCCGCCACCAAAGACGCCAGTCGGCCCGTTCTCGTGCAGCGAGATAGCCGTGCTGAGCGCCTGACGCTGCAGCGGATTGGACAGGTCGATCTTCTGGTTCGGACTGATGCCGAGCCGTTGCGACACGTCCTTGATATACGCCTGCGTGTCGTTCTCGTTCGGGGGCGCCCACTTCGAGATCACGCCAGAGATCGTATTGACGCCCTGCTTTCCATAGCTCGCCAGGTTGTCGTCCAGTGCCTTCAGGCCCGTTTGCATATCGGGGTACTGCGCCAACTTTCCGCCAGGCATCATCGCGCCAGGGTTGTTATTGCGCACCGGAGCAGGAGCGGTCGGATTCGTCACCGCGGCTTCGTTCGAATACTCCATCTGCTGCGTCTGCGGGTTGTAGACCTGGACCGGCTTGAACTGTGCTCCACCGGCCGCCGTTGCCGCAGCGTTGCCCTGCATGACTCCCTGCGCGCCCGCGATCGGCTTTACTGCCGCGACATTGCCGGAAGCGTCGAATAGCGGCGTCGCGCCATTCGGCACTTCGGGATTGAACGCGACAGGCTGCTGCGTGAACGGGTTGCGCATGATGCCCGTTCCAGTCGTGGGCGCAACGTATGTGTCTTTGCGGAACTGCGCCTGATTCGCCGCCATCGGATCGAAACCGCCCTGCCGCGCAGCGAGCGTGGCCGCCGTCGGGGCCATCTGTTGCGCGAGCATCTTTCCATAGGCATCCGGCCCGAGCATCCCGAACAGGATCATCGACTGCTGCGGCGTCTTGCCGGGCAGCGTCATCACTCCATTCGCCATCTGCGTTTGTGGCCCTACCTGTGTTCCGCCACCCATCGCCGCGCCGAGATCGGCTGCTCCGGGTGTTGCGATAGGAGCCGATACGACGCCTTCTCCAGACTGCCCACCCGTCATACCGCCGGCATCGACCGGAGCCGCCTGGGGCGCCTGAGGTTGACCGCCGAACGCATTCCCGTACATCTGCCCCATGATCTGCGCCTGCTGACCCATCGAGTCGCGCGCGATCTTGTTGCCCGCGTACATGTTCGCCATCTTGGCGAGACCTTCGAGCGGGCTGATGCGATAGCCTATGCCGCCGACCTGACGGTTGCTCGTGTCGATCGGCTGCAATCCCTGCTGAAGCAGCGCCTGCCCGATCGCCTGCTGCTGCTGCAGCTGCATCAGGTTCTGCTGCTGGTCAGGCGGCAGCAGCGCCAGCATCGGATTCATCCCCATAGTGGGCTGAGTCGGCATTTCAATATCCTCCGTACAGACCGAGACCGCCCATGCCTTGCAGCATCATCTGGCCGACCAGTTGCTGTTGTGGCGTCTGGGCATAGCCGGTGCGCGCCGGCATCGCCTGCGGTGGAGCGAGCAGCGTCGCGGTGGGATTCTGGTAAGCGGTCGAGTTATCTTGCTGACTGTTCGCCTGATTCGCGCGCTGCTGAGCAAGCTGGCTTTGCTGCTGCATCACCTGCTGGGCGAGGTTCGTGAAGTTGCCCATGTTCAGGCCACCCATAGAAGCGCCGCCGATATTCGACAGGCCAGCGGTTTCACCCGACATGCCACCGCCAAGCGCGCCGCTTGCCGTGCCACTCATGCCACCGCCCGGCAGCAGGCCGCTAAAGAGGCCTGTCGGAGACGACCCCAGAGCGCCGCCCATGTCGCCGCCCATCACCGTTCCGAGACCGCTGCCGCCCGCTGATACCGTTCCGGTCATGCCTGCGTCGCCTACGGCGGCAGGACCGCCGAAGAAGCCAGTCAGGCCGCTCGCGCCGGCGCCACCAGCGCCCGCGTCCGCTCCCAATCCGCCGCCGAGACCGAACAGGCTCGACATTCCGCCGCTACCACCGGCCGCCGCGCCAGCACCTTCAGCGCCTGCGGCAGCGCCGCCGCCCGCACCGCCGGCGCCCGCACCGAGCGCACCGCCCAATGCGCCACCAGTGAAGACGGAGCCAACCACCGCGCCCACGGTCGAGCCCGGCTTGTGATCGACCCAGTTATGGATGCCGGCCGTCTGCGAGTACAGCGGATCGATGTATGAGGTCGCCTTGTCAATCGGCGTGATGACCTTCGACAGTCCCTCATTGACGAGCGACGGGATTTTCTTGCTCGTGAGGTCGATGTACTTCTGGCCGCCAATCCACGACAGCGGATCGGTCCACCGCTGGAACTTCGAGCCCGCCGCGCCAAGAGGATCTTCGTAGTTGCTGCCGCTCAGCGAGTCGCCAAAGAGCCAGGACATATCAGCCTCCCAGCACGCGGTCGTAATTCACCGCATCGAAGCCGCTCGGCGTTCGGACGACAGCCTGCGGATCGACGCGCTTCACTTCGTCTGCCATCACGCCATGACGCTCCGTGCCGGGCTCGTCCCACACATATCGATAGCGGTACAGGTTTACGCCATCCTTCAGCGGGCCGACTGCCTCGATGTCAGTTTTCAGGCGCCGATCTGACATCATCTGGCCCATCATCGGCATGGCCGCGGCGCCCAGTCCAAAAAGCCCGCTCTTTGACGAGTTCGACGCGCCAGTCGATGCGTTGTAGCCATTCAGTTGGCCCTGGTACTGGTTCTGGAATGCCTGCGCGATGTTCGCCGGGTTCGCTGCAGACTGAGCCGTTCCCGTATTGCCCGGCACAAGACCCGCGAGGCTCGACAGTTGCGAGTACGGAAGCTGCGAAAGCGATGCCTGCTGGCCGTAATTCACGCCCTGCTGGTTCAGCAGATTGCCCTGCTCGCCAACCGCGGCGAGGTTGTTATTCAGCATCTGCGAGCCGATCTGCGAGCCGGTCAGGACCGACTGATTCGCCGCGTTGCTATACGCCTGATTTTTCGAATTGTTGAAATTCGTCATGGCGTTGTCGTACGCCTGCGAACCGGGGACAAGGCCCTGATTGGCAAGCTGTGACTCCATGCTCGACTGCTGCTGCTTGAACTGCGGATCGAGATACTGGGTCTGCGCGGCATACGCGGCCTGCTGGCCCTGCCGATTGGCATCCTGCGCGGCAGTCGGGCTGATCTGCGAGCTGAGTCCTGCCAGTTGCGAATTGACACCGCCGAGACCGAAGATCGAATTTCCGACGGTCGCATTCGAGTTGCCGGCCGCCGACATCGAGCTATTGAGCAGATTCTGAAGCGGCTGGCTCGCGCTGATGCTGGTCTGGTAGATCGGCGCCCCGGTCGCATCGGTGCCGACCACGTTGCTTTGCTGCGAGCCGAACGGATTCGAATAATTGTTGAGGTTCAGCGCCTTGTTAAACTGCGCTGTCTGCTCGTTCGTCTGCGTCGTTGCGTCCGCAACCTTGTATGGATCGGGCGCTTGAGGCGCGCTGCCGCCTTTGCCGCCACCCTCAAGCGTGGCCGGCCGGTTCTTGCCCAATGCGCGCGCGAACGCGCGTTCCGGCAGATCAGGAAATTCGTTGAAGTGCCGCACGCAGCCTCTCCTGTAGGAAGCGGCATTCGCTCTTGAGCATGCCGTAAAGAATCAGATCGCATCCGTCCGTGGTGCCTTCACGCAGGATTCCTTCACGCCGGAACCCAAGGTGCTCGTCAAAGCGCTGCGCATCGGCGTTATCCGCGCGCACGAGACCCGTCACGCGCCGCACGCCGAGCTGCACAAAGGGATAGCGGAAGGTCGCCGCAAGGAAGGCAGGAGTGATCCAGTGCCGTGAACCGTCGGAGGCCACATGCATCACGATTGACGCCTGCGTGTAATTGGTGAACAGCACGCCCGCGGTCAGTTCGCCGTCTTTTTCGAGGCCGAGCGCCGTGTAATCGCGAAACGATTCCTCGCCTACGCGATCAGCGACAAACCTCATAATCCGTTCGGGTTGATCCCAGACAATGCGTTTCATCAGTGCTTTCCCGATGCGCAAAGCTGGATGCACGAAGATGCGCGTCTGCTGAGCGCATCTTTTACCGCGGGGAGCCCCGCATGCATGAAGATGGAAAATCTGCCGCTTAGTGTAGGTAGCGGGAATTCAGAGTGTTAGCTGTGTCTGCGGTTCGTACATGAAAGTTGCGGATTCGATCGAATAGGCGACGCCCTTCGTCTGGGTTCGCATCCGGTAGGTCGCTGCGTATCCGATGCCATCGATCGATTGCCAGTCCGACTGGATGATCTGCGCACCGTTCCACGGCACCTGATCCCAGGGCGTTGTGTCCCATGGTGTTGAGAAGCCCTGCGAGAATCCAGGCGTCGAAGTCGGCAATGTGTTGCTGAAATCGACCGACAGGTCCATCTGCAACGAGAACGGCGAATTGGCGAGGAACACCGGGCGGACCATCTTGAAGTACTTCTGCACGCCGCGCATGTTGAAGTAATTGAACGCCGGCTTGACATCGGCGTTGATCGCGCTGCCGCCGTCGTCATTGCCCACATCAGCCTGCGCTACGCCATTCGGGCCGCCGAAGAACAGTCCGCTGTTGTAGTAGGCGAAACAGGTCGAATTCCACCCGGTGAAGCGACACCATGCGTTCGTCAGGGTGTTCATGACGTACTGGTATGAGACCGTATCCTCAGCCGTCGGCACGTTCACGATCAGCTTGTTGCCGTCGGGATACAGAATCACCTGCCAGCCGAAATGCGAGCCATATGCGGAAACGTCAGCAGTGATGCTCGGGCTGATCTTGCGCGTGAGTGTTTCATTGCGCTCGGAGCGGTCACTGAGCAGCGCTTTACTGAGCGGCGTCAGGCCGTCGGCGCCGATAAATACGATGTCCGAACCGTACTTCTCATAGAAGCGCCGGCCGGTGGGTGCTCCAATGCGGAAGTGCGCAGAGATGCCGAAGGCGTTAGCCTGCGACGGATCGGAGCCCTGATATACGACTGCTTCGCCGACTGAACTCACCAGCACGAGGTAAGGATTCAGGCCCGCCGAGTCGTCAATGTTCCATGTCGCCATGCCAGCGAGGAATCCGCCCAGCGTCAACTCTGAGCCGATGTCGAGCACGTTGGCCGCGCCCCCGACCTGACCGACCGGCAGATACCATGCCTGCGTCGTGTTCAGCTTGGCAAACCACAGCCGCTGCGCGAACACGTTGACACTAACGAACGTCGTCGGATCGACGCCGGTAATCGCGATCGGCGTCGATGAGTTCGTGATCTGCTGCCACGCCGTGCCGTTATAGACGAGCGGCGCGTCCACGCCGTTCACCATCACGAGGAAATTGGCGCCGGCGTTGCTGAAGTTCACATACTGCCAGCGCGAATTCGTGAGGCCCGAAACGATAGGCGCACCAACCGCGAGCACATAGATCTTGCCGATGCCCGTCGGGACTGCCGCGGTGAACGTGAGCGTTTTCCCGCTGAGCGTGTACTGATCCGGGCTCTGGAATCCGCCATCGAAGTGAACAAGCAGATTCGCCGAACTCGGGTAGCCCTGCGACAGCGTAAGCGTTGTCTGTCCACTTGCAGTGAATGGCCCTTCCTGCACGATATTGCCGATCGCCACCGCGACGACATAGACCGTCGTCGTGAACGTCGGAATCGCAGACGTGAAGGTCAGCACCTTGCCGGCGAGGGTGTATTGATCCGGTCCCTGATAGGTGCCGTCGAACCAGACGAGCAGGTTTGTCGGGCCTGCGTACGACTGCGAGAGGGTAAGCGATGTCTGTCCGCCGACGCCGGTAAATGGCCCTTCTGCGGTGATGCTGCCCGTGAGCGCGCCGATGCTCTCGATATAGACCTGATTCACGCCGGCCGGGATAGGTGACGTGAACGTGATGCTGTTCGGGCCGACCGTGTACTGATCGAAGCCCTGATACTGGCCGTCGAAGTGGACGATCAGATCGGCAGACTTCGCATATGTTTTCGACAGGGGGAGCGTCGTCGTGACGCCACCAGTGAACTGCGCGCCGGCCACGAATGGGCCTTCAACGACGACGTTACCAGCGCCGATAGGCTGATTCGCCGACACATCGTAGATGGCGCCCTTCGACACCGCGAACATCTTCTTGAGCGTGCCCGCCGTATAGACAGCCAGCGTTTCGACGTTCGTCAGGCCAGATCCCCACGTCTGGTATCCGTTGCGCAGCGGGACATCGGCGGTGCCAGGGAAATAGTTGTCCAGAATGACGGCATCGGTGGGCGGCATGTTCGACACCGCATCGAGCGTATTCAGACCGCCGACGGGCGGCGGCAGCGTTTCGGTCTGGAGTCGGGGCGCGCGGTTGACGGGTCGGCGCATATCAGGCGGCCTTTCGAGCTGCTTGCCAAGCGCTGGCGTTAGCTGAACGGGCGCGCTTGTTAGCTTCTGGGTCTACTGCACCTGCGCGTGCCGCGCGATAGTAAGTCGATTTACCGATGCCAAGGCATTTGCAGATGGCATCGATAAGCAATCCTTGCTCACGAAGCTTGCCGATTTCCCCCACCAATTCCTCATCGCGTTTGAAGTTATAGCGATGAGCGCCGCGCGATGTGCGGCCCGCTTCATCTCGATCCTTCATGTTATCCATATGCGTCCCGAGATAAAGATGGTCAGGGTTGCAACATTTATTGTTATGGCAGCGATGAAGTACGAAAAGACCATCAGGAACAGGTCCGCGAATAAGAGTCCATGCGGCCTTATGCGCCTTGCCCATTTTTTCTTTTCCGTCGAATGTGCCATAGAAAAACATCCCATAGCCGCTTTTCGTCTTTCCACCCTGCCATTCCCAACACCCGGTGCCGTTCGAATTGTCTATCTTCGATAGCAGGCGACCGAGAGCGCGATATTTCCAACCTTCATCAATGGCGATCATGAGTTCTCCTTTGAAGTTCTCACGTCCCATTATTGCTAGCGGGAAAACGGGAAACCCGCCTTATGATCCGAAACCTGTGTCAGGAATCGAAGCCGATCCGAGCAGAATCGGCGGCTCGGCGCGCGCATTGATCGGCAGCACGCGAGAGCCACCAGACCGGCCAATTGCGGCCTCGACTGCATCGTCATACTCGCGCTGCGCCGAACTCGAATCGAAGCCCTTGCGATTCAGGAAGCGCGCGATGATCCCGAGGATAAAGAGCCGGTCCTGAAGAACGGGCGTGTCCGTATCGGCCGCCCATGCGGTCTGAGGCACGCCCGCGGCGGACTGGCACCAGCCCGTTGAGTAATATTCCATCACCAGGCTATCGAGAGACGCCGGAACCGGGTTGACGAAGATCCTGTTGTCCATCAGGCGCCAGCGCAGACGCGGGCCGGTCGGGCTGATACCTGACTTCAGCACCTGCCATTCCTGAGCATTGAGCGGGCCGACCAGTTGCCAGCGGAAAGAGCGATCCCAGCCCGTTTGCTGGATGAAGTGGTCGCAATCGGGCGGTACCGCATAGCTTTCATTGCCGAACGAGAACAACGCGCCGGTCGCCGTGTTCAGAGCGTTCTGGTTCAGTGTGACCGTCATCCCGATCGGATCTACCGCGGTCACAGTGACACCGTAGGGCGTCGCCGTGCTCGTGCCGACCATGCCGACGGCGATATTCGCCACCGTGTTCATGTTCGTGATGACGTTCGATCCCGCGGTCGTGTTGCCGCTATACCCGCCGTACCCCACGAGGTTGAACGTGTATTCCTTGCGCATCGCCGGCCAGCCGTCATTCATGCCGCCGCGTGCTGCCAGATCCTCACCGACGCGCGTCGCGTGAATGAGCATCTGCGAGACCGTCTTGTCCGTGTTGCCGATAATCTGGCTCGGCTGCGGTAAGCCGAAGTCGCCCATGACCTCCTGAATGATCCGCAGGATGGTTTTCTGTCCAAGGGAGGTAATGGGCTGGGTCATGACTTATTTCTTCGCCTTTTCGGCACCCTGCGCGAGCGCCGCGAGTTCCTTGACCTGGCGCTTCAGGTCTTCAATATCCGCGTCGCGCTTTTCCAGTTCGCTCTGAAGGCGCAATGCCTCTTTGCCGTTCTCGGCCTGAGCGAGCCATGCAACCGCCTTGTCGCGCAGCTCGCGCGCGCCGAGCCAGGACAGGTTGCTATCCGCGATGCCGGCCAATTGCTCGACCGTATGGATGTGCATCGCCTTGAATTCCATCGCCTGCGATTTCGTCAGCGGACCCCATTGCTCGATCGGCGTGCCGGTCTGAACCTGTTCCTGCTGCGCTTCGAAGGCTCGCCACTGCTGCGGGAATCGACGCGGATCGGCCGGTCCCTGATGATCGTCCTCGAACTTCACCGGGCGGAAAATCTGCTTGGTCCGGTCGCCGGGGAAGTGGATACGCACATGCGGCACGTCCTTGAAAATCGGCCGGCCTTCTTCTTCCGATTTTGCGGTCTGATGGATGGCCTCCATCGTGAATTCCACGTAGAGGCGGCTATCGTCGCCGTGTGAGACGTGCAGCGAGTTGCCCTGTTCAACGATACGGGCCTGTGCGAAATCCATGGTGGTGAGTCTCCAGATGAGGGAAAAAGGGAGGGCCGAAGCCCTCCTAAGATGCTGCCGCGTGGATTACGTGATAGCCGGCTGTGCGGTGCAGCGGTCAAGCAGCACGACAGCCTGCGTGGCCGACAGAACGACTGCGTTCGAACCACTGCCGAGCGTGACAGCCGGAGCCGTAGCGAACTTCGCGCCGAGCAACTGCTTGCCATTGACTGCCGTCGGGCTGACGACGCCAGCGGCCTGCCAGTACACCGGGTTGCCTGCAACCGGCGCACCCTGGCAGGTGACGATGGCGTTGCCGCTGACCTGGAACCAGCCCCACTGATTGGCCGTCATGGCCGACACAGCCACGCCGATCACGTCGCCGCTGTTTGCCGTACCAGCCCATGCCGCCGCGCCGTTGATGATCGCGCCGTTCGTGAGCGACTGGTTGAACTGGCAGACCGTGCCGGCCGCAATCGTGCCGGTGGCCTGGGCGTAGACGAATTCGCCGCCGCCCAATGCCGCGTCATAGCCGCGCATGATCTCGAAGCTGAACGACTGACGACCCGAGCCCGTGCCGGCCACGAGGTTGACAGGACCGGGACCAGCAGTGTCGACATCCGTCAGCTTGACGACGCCCAAGGTGTTGTCATATGCAATGAAAGACATTTCGTTTCTCCCTTAGGCGATCAGCACGCCCTGAAGGCGGCGATTGGACGTGGTCATGTTGCCGGCGAAGCCGACCAGCTTGACCATCGCGTCCTGATTGACTGCATACCGGTCGTCGCCGATCGGTGCAAAGTTGCGATCGACGTGCGGGCGGAAGTAGATGTAATCCGTGTTCAGGAAATACATCGTGCTTGCCGGTGCGCCGCCGCCGAAGCCGCCGTCGAGCACCACGTCCGAATTCATGTACTTCAGCGAGTCGAAGCCCGCTTCGCCCATTTCGTTCGACGTGATGCGCTGGATGGCCTGCAACGATTCCAGATACAGACGGAAATAGTTGTTGTCGGCGATGATCAGATCCGGCTTGTCCGTCTGACGCACGAGCTGCACGTACAGGCGGTTCATGTACGACTGGATGTTCGCCGAGGTCGTGGCGCCGCCGCCGTCCGTGACACCCGAGAACTTCAGGTTGCGCCAGAAGCTGCCGACGGTCGTCGATGCGTCGATGCCACCCACCACGCCGGTCGTCGGCGTGTTCGACACGAGCAGCGCGAGGCCGCCAATCTGCCGTCCGCCATCAGCGGTGCCGTCCGAGTAGCAGTCGAGCGCGATGTTGTTGACGAGCGTCTTTTCCGCGTTCTTGATACGCGATTCGAGCAGGTCGATGATCGCTTCCTCGCCGGTGTTCTGGAGTTGTTCCAGACCGGAGATCGAGACGGCCACGGCTGCCTGCGCGTAGTTGTATTCCGCGCCGGTGAACACGTCGGACGGCGAAATGTTCAGCGCTTCATAACCGCTGTAGCGCTTGAACGTGCCGTTTTCGGCGTATTCGAGTTCCTGAACGATGGTCCGACCGCCGGAAACGGTCTTGACGTTGCCGCGCTTGCGGAGGCGGAACAACAGGGCGTTGTTCTTCGTGATGTTGTCAGCCAGCTTCCCGGTGCGATTGCGAAGCGTGGTCGTGACAATTTCCGTGAGAGTGCTCGACGGATTTTGCAGGGCCATGATGTGACTCCAAGAGGGTTACGAAGTTGTCGCGGCGCGCATCGCTTGCCGCAATTGATCGCGCAGGGAGAGGTCAGGGTTCGCTGCAATCGTCGTCGAGACAGTGCCCGCCGGTGATCCGCTGATTGATCCTGCCGCTTTACGCTTCGCATCAGCTTTGGCTCTCGCCTCGGCTGCCCGCTTCGCCTCTGCATCCGCCTGCTGGCGGGTCAGAATTGTGGAACGAACATCAGGGTTCGCATGGCACGCCATGTCGTACGCCTCCTGCATATCCTTAGCCTGTCCCGCGACCAGGAGATGGGCCATGAGCGGCTTCACCTGTTCGTAGAACTCGTTCTTAGGATCGGCAGCGAAGGCTTCGATCATGGCTTGAGCCTGCCCCTGTATCTGCTGATGTTGCTGCTGCTCGGTGCTCGTCAGATGGCCTTTGAGCTGGGCAAGCTCCTGACGGAGTGATTGCAGCTCGGGGCTAACTTGCGGGACGCCTTGCGCAGCGACTGCTAAATCCACTCCAAACTGTCCTGCCAGGTGCCGGAAAACGCCGATCTTCTGTTCGGGGCCGGCCGTGCGCAGAATGTAGGCAGTCTGGAGAAGATCCCGAACCGCGCCGGCTTCGTCGCCGCCTTCTGCGCGGATCATCGGGAGATAGGGGTTAATTACGTCTTTGAGCTTCTTGCCGAGAGCCGCGTCCTGGCCGAGTGTCGTGATGCCGCGGTGTGCTTCTTCCTCGCGGCGCGCGATGACGGCCTGAACTTCGGGCGGAATCTTGTCCCAATGCGCTTTTTCGGCGGCTGACCAGGATTGCGGAGCCTTGGCCTTCTGTTCGGTCAGTGCTTCCGCCGGATCGACCTT